CGTTGTCCGCCGTGCCATTGCAGAGGTAGGTTCCTACACTAGGTCCTCCCTTGTGCATCCAGGCGGGCGCATCGCTGGCAATTACCCGATACACGATCGCCCGCGTGGGTTGATACACAGGACCAATCGAACTTTCACCCGCACCAGTAGCAGCCAGCGACCTGAACCACAATGCCGCCGCCACGACAGTCACCAGTAGGCATAGCCCGGCAATTCGCTTAATCATTGATCGCTCTCCGATTGGATGGTGTTGGCAAACCCCAGAAACACGGTTACGGCCTCCGCGTTCACGGCCGTGGCCAAGGTCCACCGCGTCAGGCAATCCTTGCCCGAAAGCTCGTAATACGAATCGACCTCTGCCGTGTCCGATCCAGCCCAGTCCACGTCGGCAATAGTGAGTATCCCTACAGTGGGCTTGAGCACGCAGGTCATCAGCCTGTATTCAGCCCCCGGATACGCTTGCCCAAGCACGGCGAGCGCCGCCGTGATGAGCGTACCCAGCGCGGCGGGGACCGCCGTGGCCGTGACCACGAGGGCATGATTCAGTCGTGCGATCATCGCTTTACGTCTCCTCAGTCAGGTCCGGGTGGAGCGCGAAGGCGCCCCACCCGGGCTGGATATGTCCGCAGCACCACTTCGCCACTACGACGTGGGCGAAGGCGGGAGCTGCGCGCAGGCGACCCAATCGGGCGTGAAGCCGAGGCCCGTGGTTCCATCCGTCTGCACCGACGTTATGACCGGCGTCATGTAGTCATTCGGCCACGGCGTAGCGGCAGTCACCGCCGCAGAGACCTTGGACGCCGCGGCGGTCAGTTCCACGCCGTCGATCCACTGGCTGACGGTCTTGGTTGCCGAATCGTACCGGAACCCAGCCTTGATGTAGGTGGCCGCCACCAGCGTCCCGGCAGTCTTCGAGGCCACCGCGCCGCTCGCCCGCTCATAGTCGAGCACGAACGCGCCAGTCGTGGCGGCGGCGAGACGGCCAAAGCCCAGGAGGCTCAGGGTCGTCACGAAGGCATCGCTGCCGGTAATGGGCACGCCGGTGGCCACCGGCGCAACTCCGGCCGCGCCAGCCAACCCGATGAAGAAGTTGCCAATGGTCGCGGCGATGCTTTCCACCTTGAACCTCGCCTCGAAGACAAGGTCCCCGCTGATACCGGGAATCACCGCGAACGGGTACGTCCCAAAGGGGGTCAGTTCGTGACCGCCCCACTGCATGGAAACCTCATCGTTATCGACGACTCCGGCCACGCAACCGAGCCGGATCGCACCGACGCTCGTCGGCGCTATCGAGGCCGGCGTCGGCGTCAGGGCGACGTTCGTCAAGAGGGTGTTTGCCGTCTGGTACGTGATCCAGCGGTTGCCCTGCGAGAAGTATTGCCCGGTGTTGGTTGACAATACTCCGCCGAAGCCGACGAAATCATCAACCATCGCCACACCGCCGCGACGATCCCAAGGGTTCGTCATGGCATCGAGGGGCATTCCCTTCCAGAGACCGGGGGAAAGCCACCGCGACTCAAACGCACTCCATTTTAGGTTCATGGTCATCAATCCTCACAAAAGTGGTTCTGGTTCAGGTTCAGTCCGTCTCAGTGACGGTTGCCGTGCTGTAACCGCGGAAGTTGGCCCGACGGTTGAAGCACACGATCTGCCCGGAGTCGTCCATGCAGCGGACGCGGACCAGGCTCATCTCGGGATGCTGGAAGGGGGCCCGCTTCCGCATACTACGCCCGGACTGGTAGAACCACTTGAACGTGGCCCAGTTCACCCCCAGCACGATCCCATCGGTGCGGACGTTAATGCTGGCGGAGTTGGTCCAGGCCGGCACCCAGTTCACGGGCACGTTGCGGACGGTGACGGTGTTCATCCAAGCTCCCAGGTCCGACTTGATGTTGTCGTTACCGGCCCGGAGCATCTCCCGAAGCAACTCCACGCGGGAGTAGGTCGTGAGGATCTCCCAGTTGAAACGACCCTGCGGAACGATGTCGTTGGTCATCACCGGCGGCTTGAAATCGCAGAGATCCAGGCAGCGGATGATCGGCTTGACGAAGTGCTCGTGATCGACCACCGCATAGGGGAAGACGCGGTTCTTCCAGGCCGGATAGGTGGTGCAGGAGACGCCTCCTACGCCGTGGGTTCCCCACCCAAGAGGCGCGACGCCGTTGAAACCCTCCGTGGCATTGTTGTCCGTAGTGCTGTCCGAGGTGGCCGTGATCCAGTGCAGCAGCGTGGCCGGAGGCATGGGCCGCTGCAAGGGACCCGTCGGGCCGGCAGCAAACATCAAATTCTCCATGCCGGCGAAGAAGGACTTCATCAGCCCCTTCTCCCGCAGAGAGAAGTAGTCCACGATCTCCGGCAGCCCGCGCGCGAACACGGCCTCGTCGAGGTCGTAGTGGTAGTTGGTGGTGGTCATGGCCCAGGGCATGTGGCCTTCGGTCAGCACGTCCTTGCGGTCCGAACTGTCCCGATGGTAGAGTTCCACGACTTGGAAGTTGTCGGCGTAATCCGTCTCCAGCTTCCACTTACACTGGTCGCCGCCCATCTCCGCCTTCTTCGCCTTGTCGAACAGCCGGCTGGCGAACTGATATTCCTGGAGTGGCATGGAGATGTCCTGCCACTCCCCCATCACGTAGTTGTCCTGGATGGCCTCCGTGAGGCTTTCCAGTTGACTCAACGCAACTGACATGGTGCTTTACTCCTTATTCCTCGCCCCTCGCCTCCTGAAGCTGCTTGTACTCGCGCTGGACGTCGGGGTGGTTTTTGAGCGGTCCCTTGAAGGGCTGCTCCGCAGGCCGCTCGGCCCCCACGCCCATGCGCAGGCTGGACTGCTTCGTGATTCGCTGGGTGAGGTTCTTTTGCTCTTGCTTGGAAATGTGCTCCGCGAACGTCATGCGGAGAACGCGACTGACTGACGCCTGGTCCATACGAGCGTCGCGCCCCAGGGCTTTAAGCCCCGTGAGATAGACGTGGTGCTCGTCAAACAACTTGCGGCGGTCCTCCAACTGCTTCTCGGACTCCTGACCGGAGTGACCGAACAGGTCGGCGTGCTCCAAGGAATCCACGATGGCGTCGAACCGGGCCTCCATCGCCTCAGCGATGCGGGCCTGGTTCTCGGTCTCGACGGTGGTAAACCGCTCGTCAAGCGCCTTCATCCGGCCCTCGTAGTGGTCACGGAACCCGGTCAGGGCCCCCTTGACCTTTTTGCCCAGGTCCTCGTCGAACTCGGAGAGGTCCAGGTCGATCTCAAAGGGCGCCGGGGCATGGTCTGCGTCGGGCTCTTTGCGCTGCTGCTTGACGAACTTGTCGTCCTGGCCGCGGGTTTTCGGGCCCGCATCGTCGGCGCCCTGGTCCTCGTCCCCCTTCCTGCCGGCCTCTCGGCCAGCCTTCAAGGCGGCGCGGTCCATTAGACCCAATGCCCGATCCAACTCTTCGCGGCTGGAGAACTCCGACAGATCCTCGTCGGCAATCCAGCGCGGCAACTCGGCACGCACCTCGTCAGTCAACCAGGCTTGCGCCTGCTTGTCGTCCTCGGGCTTCTCAGCCGAGCCTTCGCCATCTGCCGTTGACGGCTTGGCGGCGTCATCGTCGGCGGAATCATCATCGCCGGCGGTTGTTTGCTTGGAAGTGTCTTTCTTCCGGGAATCGTCCTCCACCGTCTTGCTCGACTCCCTCCGCTCCTCCATGAACTCCTTGACCATCGCGTCCACGTCTTCGCGGGTCGCATCGTCCTTCAACTCTAATCCGATTGACATTGCATCGCTCCGGTTAAATCTGAGGTTTTGATCTCAATAGTAGGCGTCCACGTCCACCTGGCGTTGCGACCGCAGCCACTTCGCCCGGTGTCGGGGGGAGGTGATTTCACAATCCCCGTTTGGGTTCCACTTGATTCCTGTCAGACCTTGCCGCTTGGCCTCCGCGTTGTACTCGGCTGCCTGGTCTCGGTGGCAACTCAAGGCCAGCGATTTCAGCGGGCGAGCCGTGCTATAGGCGGTGCTCGTACCCATCGCCACGCCAGACCCACCAACCCGCTTGCGGAAGAATTTGCGAGCGGAGACCTCATGGCCGTTCAGCTTCAATCTGTGCTTCCGGGTCTTCACGCTGGCGTCCTCGACATCGAGGCCATTTGTTGCGGTGTGACTTGGGGAGCGCTCCCGGCAAGCACCTGCTGCAAGATTGACGAGCGGCTTTCGGGAGTGCCCCCCGTGGGCACGTTGCGGCGAATCGTCTCCCGAGAGGTGATCGGCGACTGGCGAATCGTATTCTGGTCGCCACCCAACTGACCCGTTGCCACCGCGAAGGTGATAATCCGCTTGAGTTCCGGCCGGTCCAGCAAGTCCGCCATTTGCTCCACCAGCTCCCGGGCGTCCAATGTGGCCCCGGACGCCTGCAACATCGGCCACAGCGGAGCCAGCCGTTCGATGACCGCAAACAGTTCGCTGAGTTTCTGTTGCGGCGTCTTGAAGACCGTGGAGTAGGGAACCACCTGAAACCCATAATCCTCGAAGGCGCCTACCCGATGCCCCGGCGTCCACGAACTATCGACGTGGGTGTTGAAGTTGCCGACCCGCACCGAGGCCGGAATCTCCAGCGTCTGGTCGTGCCACATCAAATAACCCAAATCGGTGCAGACCTCGCTGGCGAAGCCAAGCACGCCCTGGTGCATGTCCGCCTCGATCCGGGACACGTTCTGCTGGATGATCTCTTCCTGCCCCAAAGTGGTCGCCTGCTGCCCCAGCCCGCCCATGGCCCGCACGTTCCCGGCCAGCGCGTTGAACTGGTCGCTGACGACCATTTGGAATGCCTGTAAGCCCGGGTCCACACCGGTCATCTTGATCTGGTTGATGTCCCGCGGATTGCGGACTTTGATCCAGTCGCCGTCCCGGGCGTCGCGCATGGCCTTGGCATCTTCCTCACCCCCGGGGGCGTAGGCATTGATGGTCCGCTGCGCGTCCGCCTGCCGCTCCATTTTGCGGTAGTTGCGGTTCGCCAGATCGTGCAGCCCCTTGAGATTGGCGGCGGGAGCGATCGGCACCAGATTGTCCGGAACAATTCCCAGTCCCAAGAATTTGTAGGGTCCGGCCTGGCACCCCGTCCATTCCCGTTCAATCAGCGGCGGGGAATCCACGTCCAGGGCGAACGTGACGACCGACTTGTTCTCCGCCACCCAGAGGTCCATCAGCCAGAGCATGGGCTTCAGCTCGTCGTCATCGACTGCCCCGCCCGTGGCGATCTCCTGGGCGAAATCGGCGTCGCTGATCTGGTTCTTCGAGGTGGGCGAGAGCAACTTCTTGGCCGCCTTGCTGTAGCCCGGCTCGTCCATGACCTTCCCAAAATCCGCCCGATAGATGTGCCCGCAGTAGCGCATCTTCGAGAGTTCGCGGACCGCCATGTCGAGGATCAAATGGTCGCGGGGCACGCGGCTGAACCAGGGCTCGCCCGGATCAAGCCAAACGTCCTCCTCAGACTCCAGCAGACCGTGAAACCGGGTGTCGGTATCCCGCATCTGCACCACGCCGCAACCGATGCAGAAGAAGGCGTCCAACACGATTTCCCGGAACGTCGCGTCCAGTTGCATGTCCGAGATGAGCTTGTTCAGCGCCACCTGAAAGCGCTGGGCGAACGGCCATAGCTCAATATTCTCCGCCGTGACCTTGACCCGGGGGTTGTTGGCCGCCAGCGCGACCATGTAGATCCGGGCCGTCTGGTTGATGAGGTTCACCAGCGTCTTATAGCGGGCCCCGTGCGGCTTCTCCTGATACCAGGAGCCGACGTGATCCCGGATCAGCTCCTTGGCCGTTCGGCAGAAGGGGCGCCACGCCTCGCGCGAGGTCTTGACCGCCTTGAACAGGCGGCCCCGGACCAACTTGTCGTGCAGGTCGAGCATTACGCCGCCCCGAGTGTTTCAGGGCAAGTCAAGAAACAAAAAAACCCCCGCGACGTTGCGACCCGTCGCAGGGGTTATGTATCTTGGCCCGCTACCGCTCCCGCTGGCCGGCAGGAACGGGCGTTCGCCCTGTTAGATTGTCAAAGTGCCCCGGCTGTTTAGGCGCGGGCCGGGGCCAGGGACACGCTTGCTTCTCAAGCGGTGGGGGCAGGATTTGAACCTGCGGCTCCACCTTATGAGGCTGGCGAGGACTCCGGACTCCTCCACCCCACTCATCTTACGCCTGCTGGGGACCCTCCTGGGGAACCGTTATCCCCAGCCGCTTCACGACGGCCGTCATCACACGCCAGGCTTCCTCAGCAATCCGCTCGGGAATCTGCTCTCGATCCGCATAGGTGTCCGTATGGGCTAGAATCGCCCCCGCCACTACCGGAACCAAGTTCAAGTAGCAACTTACCACCATCTGGTGGGCCACGGCCTGCTGTTGTTGATCCTGCTCCTGCTGCGACTGCCCCTGCCGGCCAAGTAGTGGAACTTGAAAAGGAATCCGAGGAGGTTGCATCATCACCCCACTCTCAAAACGTCTTCGATGGTTGCCTGCGGACGGTCGTCGCTCCACTGCCGTCGATCCTCCTCTTCGCGCCGTTGTCGCCACCCGAATGAGCCATACTCTACATCTTGCCTGTCCTCCGTGCCCCTGTCAAGCCCAATTATTGGGCGGTCCCTGCACAATAAATAGGCAACCCCCCCGGCAATGCAGTTGTGAACGAGAACTCCCTGGGCAAAATACTCTGGCGTTTCATCGACACTAAGATTATACACACGCTGGGGGGTGCCAAGCCTTTCGATTTTCTGAACATAGACGGCCTCGGCATTTCGGCGAGCACGTCTTGGCTTTGTCGTACTTGTCCGTGCGAAACTCTGTGCCGCAAATAACGCACACCCGCGCTTCGTGATCGAGCCTATTTTTCCAACGATATCCGTCACGACACGCCGGACTACAGAACTTCGTGCGGTGTTTGCGGAATGTCTGATACTCTTTTCCGCAATGCGCGCACTTGTGGTTGTACATGACCGAATGGCTGTACTGCCGCAGATGCCTGCCGTTTCTATGAATCTTCCCGTGCTCTGAATAGCTGATGCACTCAAGATTCGAGATATCGTTGTTAAGAACGTCGCCATCCTTGTGATGAACAAGGAACCCGCCCGGAACAGGCCCGTTGTAATGCTCCCAGACGGCAACGTGCAGCGCAATTTTCTTGCCGTTGCAGTAGCTTCGCCTGCCCCAAAAATATCGCCTCCGATGCTCCTGCTTAGCGCTCGGGTTGCGGTGGTATCTCCTGCCGTTGAAAACGACCGTCTCCGTGGACGGACTGCGCTTGTACACTCTTCCGCGAACTGTTTCTGTGTCCATGCCAATAGTCTATCGTATACACACAGCGATTGCAACTCCACCCATGAGTTATTTTCAGTCCAAACTGGATGGTTTCCAGTCCCAGTCAAAGTGCGACCGTTGGAAAGGGTCAATCTGAGTACCGGCTCAAAACCGGTTTTCCCACAAATCTGTACTGGGCGAAGTCCATCCCGAGTCCACACCATGTCCCCCGGAATCAAGTCTTCGATCGGCTTTTCCCCGCAGTCCGTCAGGATCATCGTCCCTTCGATCAGGCACCTGTCCCCGTGTGCTTTCTCCAACTCTCCTGCTGATTTTGTAGGCCGGTGGATGATCTTGCCTCCCTCCCACTCGTACTCCCCACACTCCCGAATCAGGTCCAGCGAACGCGACACAAACGCCCCACCCTCAAACGCCAGCCCCAACTCCTCGAACAACTCCCCCTTGTCCTCGTCAGACCCGTTATACCACCCCAGCTTGCGCGTTTTACGCCGACTACCTATCTCGTCCACGTCACGATAGTAGACGTTCTGGTAGTCGCACTTCTCGACCACCACCTTGCCGAACTCGGTTCCAGTCGGACCCGATGCCTCCCAACCCAAGTAGGCGTTGTGCAACCACTTTGACAGACCCACCACCATGCGGGCGAACTTCGTCGCCGGCCACCCCTTGGCGGCCCACTCCAACACCTGCTCGCCCGTCGCCATGTCCACACCACAGGCCGCCGAGTTGCTCGAATAGTTCCCAGACCCGCCCGCTGAGATGTCACAGCCGATGCCATACCGGCTCCGCGGCACCGCGTTGTCCCCCCCCGGCCTGAACCAGAGTTTCAGCGACCCGTGCTCCTGCCGGATCAGCCCCTTCAGTTCCAGAGTCTCCTGGTCGAACACCGCCTTGCCCTGCCAGATCGGCGGCCGACAGCACTCCCTCCGCATCCGGTCCAGAACCTCAGTGTCGAAAACCTTCCCCACCGCGCCGCGTGGATTCCGGTCCAGCTCCTTGGCGATCAGCCGCGGCGTGGCCCCCTTCCGCAAACACCGCATGATGTACCACGGAGAAAGCGTCTTGTCCCCAATCGAGTATCCCCGCCGCTCCAGGGCCTTGATCTTCTCCCCGTTCACAGCCATCCAGCCATCAACCTCCGCCTGTTCAGACGGCCGCACCGCCCGGGCCTGCCCCTCCTCCACCCTGAACGCCAACCGGCTCTGAACCGGGTTGTCCCGCCAGTCCAACACCAAATGCTTCCCCGTCGAGTCCGGGGCGTTCGCCGCCTCCCAAAACACCCCCGAGTCACAGCCAAACGTAGAAACCAGAAAGATGACGTTGGTCACGTCATGCAGGCTGTCCATGACCGCCCGGTCCTTCCCGCCCTTCACAAAGTCCAAGGCGCCAATCTCGTCGCAGACGAACACGCTCTTCCTGCCACCACGACCCACGTCCTGCCCCGCAGAGTACCCCACAATCGTCCCACCCTTCTCAGGATTCAAAAACGAGTGATCCGAAAGTGACCGATGCCGGCTAAAGTCAAATCCCTCCGGCAGCATCCATACCGGCAGCCGCTCCAACGCCCAGTTGACCTTCCAGAGCAATGTGTCACTGTCCGTGGCACTATCCACCAACCTCTCGTTCCGCGTCACCAACCCCGCCGAAAACATCGAGTCCCGCAGCCACCGACGGATAATGAGATTCAGGTAAATGTACGTGCCCCCCTGCGCCCGTGACTTGTCCAACAGCACGTCCATCGGCAACTCAGACGCCAACGCCTCGTCAATCGCCGCGTCCATCTCCAAGATCACCGGAACTTGGTGTGTCCAAGGCACGAAAGGCTTAACAGGAAACTGAGACCGCGGCTCAAAAACCCAACCGGCGAATGCAAAAAAGAAGAGCACGTCCTCAAACGCAGCCTGCTTCAACGCCTCCTGCATCTCCACGTCATGCAGCGCGGCACGCCCCATCCGAGCCCGCCAACGCAGATTGGCCGCCGGGTCTTTGGGAATCAGGTGGTAGAAGGGAGAAATACTCACTCATCCTCCCCCAGCCCTCAGTCGCCGGATCTCACGGCGGGCCTCGTTGATTTGGACCGCCATCGTTGATAGGGCCTGTCGGTCCAACTCGCGGTCAATACGCATGGCCCGGATCTCGGCCGCAGCTTGCCTCAACACCGAGTCCAAGTATGCCCAATCGAAGACAGTGGTATGTTTGCACTTGGCGAGGCTGTCCAACTCTTCCTCAATCGACGGCACCTTCTGGGCCGCCTCCGGCACCGCCTCCCACATCCTCTCAAAGATCGACGGAGGATACATCTCGATCTGCCTGTGTGGAAACGACGCGTGATCCGGTCCCTGCGGAGTACTGGACACAATGCCGTAGTTGCCACACGAGCGTTTCAGATGGTCGTCTATGCACTCCGCCTCGCACGTCACATTATGGTCGGCCTTCAATCGGTACTTCATCACTCCCCCTCCTCTTCCCGTCTCGCCATGACATGTACGCCTATCCGATGCTGAATCAGACCCGCCGCCCCCCAAGCCGTCAACTTGTTGCCCCAAAACCGCGTGATCGTCGTCCAGTCACAGTCCCCCTGCTCCGGCGGCGTCACGTCAATAGTCGTGCCCGCAAAACACCCATGATCGAACCGCTTTTCCAGTTCATCCAGCAGGTCGTCCGTCGGAATCAGGTCCAGATTGTTCACTCACCCTCCCCTAGCTTAGAGATGATCGCTTCCACCTCCTCCACACGCCGCCTCTCCCGCCTCACCTCCTCCGTCTCTTCCCCCCCTCCACTGCCCCCCTTCGCCTTCCCCAATAAATCCATAAAGCTCTTCCGATTCTCCGCCAACAACTTCATCAACAACGGCGCCCCCTTGCTCGGCGGCGGTCCGCTCGCACGATCCCACCGATAACTCACAACTCCTCCAGCCTTCTCCTGAATCACAAAAAACCCGTTCTGGTACACCCACTCCACGTCATCCCGCCACGCCGCACCCTCCGGTAACGGAAACCACTCCTCCGGCAGCAAACCAAAACTCTCGTCCGATACCACCATCCCCTCTAACTTCCACCCCTCCAACGCCGGATACCTCCGACCCATCTCCTCCCACGCCTTGTCCTTCGCCTCCTGCCCAAACACCCCCTCCGCACGTAACTCCTTCAATACCTGATCCTTGTACACCGTCGCCTCCTGCCAACGACCCTCCTGCTGCAACCGATGCGTCAACGCTATCTTGCTCTCCCCCCTCACCTCTAACGCAACCTCTGTCATTGATACACCTCCTTCGCCTATCTTCCCCCCGAAAACTGCCCCCATCACCACATTGCCCAGCTTAACACTGGAATTCACATGGAATTTGTGAGGGGGTTATACCGCTACTGGGACCCGCGCGGCCCCAGGGGGTCTGGTCCGTTTTCCGGTGACTTCGGGGGGGGCCCATTGCCGTAACCCCTTGCACGGGCTGGGCTTAGGCATGGTATGAACCTATACGGTCCATACCACAACAGACTCATCAGTTGCCATGTATTGCTGAGTCATGCGCGTGCGCCATCGTAACACAGTGTAACACAGCGTTGCGCGAGATGACCCCTGTACATCATTGTTATACAGTGTACGAAAGCATTGTACAGGACACCTCCAGCTTGACAACCCCTTGGGCCACAAGCGCTGGAGATGGCAGTGAGCGCGTGAGCGTCACAGGGGAGAGAACGGCGACGGAGTTGTCGGAGGCGACGTGTCGGCGGTTGTATGATGGGTTCGCTGTGAAGTGGGAGCGCACCCAGGGTCAGAGGGCTTGAGAAAAACGCCCCCAATGGTGGGGAATCGCACCATAATCAGCCATACCGGGCACCCGCCACATTAGTGGCAAGTGAGTAGGGATTGGCCTACCACGTTCTTTACCTGTCTATTGCGCGTCCGGGCGGATGGCTGATGCCACGGAGTGGTCCGTGGGCTGGAGCGTTGCTTCCTCACGAGGTTTCTGAATGTACGGTTAGCGGCCGAGGTTGATCGTTTACGGCCTTGGGCGTCGAATGAGATTCGTTTATGGCAAGGGTGGCAGATGGCGACGAGTCGGTGGAGGCGTGTCCCTGCCATTGTGGTGTGTGAGTAGTCGAGGTGGTGGACTTGACTAGCTGGCTTGTGACAGATGCGGCAGCGGTAGTGATCGCGGTTTAGGACGGTGTTGCGAATGCAATGCCATAGTTCTGAGTGGAGGTATTCTTCGTAGGTAGGTGGCTGGAGATATGGCGGCAGGGTGGGCGTGGGACGTTGGGAGGAGGCACGAGGCTTCTTCCGTTTGGCGTACCATGCCGAGTCTTGCGGGGCGTCGAGGAGTCCTTTGCATACTTTGCATTGGGGGAATACCGCTCTACGGATCTGGTCCAGGGAGAAGGTGTAAAGGCGGCCGCACTCGACGCAGATTCGCGTTAGGCGTACTGCTTTCACCATGTTCCCAATCTACCAGGGCGTAGACACCGGCGTCAAGACCAAATGTGGTGGGTAGGAGATTGGTTCCGTGTAGTGACGCGCGAGGATGATTGCCTAGTTTACCATTTCATACAGTTCTTACGGTAGGGTGAGGCACATTAAGTCGTTGTGGCATTGAGGGTTAGCATCGGTATAGTATTGCAATACACTCCACGAATGGGTGTATGTAAGTGTTAAGTGGTTACGGCATAAGGGTTTACACCTATTTCATGTACTATCTGTGCATACACTCAGCATTTTGGCATAACTGGCTCGAATTGACGCAAGTGTAAGCGCAGACTTGACTTGCGATGCAATCTATCTTAATTCGATGTATTGGCCCGACTTGTGCAGGTACGTCATGGCGAAAGCGTGAACCCTTGACTTGGACTGGAGAACCGATGCCTATCACAGTAAACGTCATTGTCCCGATTGTACACTCCAACGGCACAGGCCGGCGAGAGTTGTTAGATCAACGTTGCTTGGCGATTGACTCACTGGTAGCAGCCGGGGACGCGCTGGCGAAAGCCTCGCCTCACGACCGGGATTACTACCCACGGGGAGGGGATTACTGCCAAGCGGCTCATCGTCAGCATGAGCGGAGAGTTGGAATCTTGCAAGCGCTCATTGACGAGCTAACGGCGGAGGCGGAAGCCCTTGACACGTAGTGCCCACCTATGCCGCCGTACGGGGCGGCCCGATGTGGACACTGCAAGCGTAGACCCTCGACTTGGACTGGAGAGTTGCTGGCAGGGATTCCTGTATCGCGTCGGCAGAAGTGAAGTAACCCTCAGAAGTAACCCTTAGTAACCCTCAGAAGTAACCCCTAGTTAGTAACCCCTAGTTAGTAACCCCTAGGTGGCCGCGTCCACCCATGCCGCCGTACTGCCAGCCGGCGGCCTGATGTGGACACTGACAGGAGAGCTGAGCGATGTCTAGACTTTGCCAAGTATGTGGACGCCCGCTATACGGCCACTGGCTGTACGGCCGGTGTGCGGAATGCGAAAGCAAGGCCCTGCCCGGAGAACTGCGCCGAACCATCGAGGGCTGGAAGAATGAATTAGCTGCTTTGGCAGCGCAGCAACAGAGAACACAACATGGATCCTGACGACGCACGGCTGGCGGCGCGATTGCGTGAGGCCCGAGGCTTTGCAGGGCTCTCTCAGGAGGGCCTGGCGCGGCGTGTAGGGTGTTCCACATCGGTTGTAGTCAAGTGGGAGAAGGGCGAGCGGCGACCCTCCCTGGGGATGCTGCGGCGTCTGGCGGACTGTCTGGGCGTGTTGCTTTCCAGTCTCTTGGATTGACCTTGGAGCCGGACGACCGGCAGGAGTAAGTACCGTGACAATGGCCCTACAGCTTGGGCGTGCAGAAGTACTCGCCCGCCAACATGCAGCAGACCACGGCATGGAGGTTACTGTCCACCGCTCTCGCTGGCTAGGCCCAGCCCAAATGCGCGATGGCAAGCGGTATCGGGTGGCCGAACTCATCATTCAGGACACGCCGCATAGTGGCCTGACGGTCCGCCTAGAGCTTTGTTCCGACGGGAGCGCGATAGTTGTCTAGCCCCTCACCTCGCCCAGCGTAGCGGCTGGGCTGGGCGTGTGACTTAACCTTGACCCTTGAAGGGAGTAGATGCCATGACCACGACTGAGCTTGCTGAGTATGCAGCGCACGACGGCCCAGGGGCCTGTTGCCGACCGGCTTATGATTCCAGTCCCGAGGGGATGGCATTTGCCGTCGGGTTGTGGGCGAGAGAACACGGCGTAGCAGTCCACGAAGTAGCGCAAGGCCGGGGCTACACGTTCCTCCTGAATCGAACCTACAAGATCAACTTCCGTGGCAGCGAGCCGCAAGCAACCCGCGTGTAACCGTCCGTCCCTCGTCCCAGGTAGCGCTGGGACCTGGAATGGGCGCTTGGAGCCCAGAACCCTCAACGCCCCGATAGGGGCAGGAGTAGAACTATGATCTCGTCAGCACTCGGCTACCTAGTGGATGCACAGGACAACGTCCTGGAGGAGAACTGCACACCCGACAATGCTCTGGAGTATCTGAAGCGTCGGAACTGGGACGGCGGCCGGACCGTTTGGCTGGCCTACGACACGGAGGAGAGTTACCAGTGGGAGGATGCAGACCTCGATTTTGTCGAGGTTGCCCCTCAGCGTACAGGGGGTGCAGCATGAGACACCGTGAGGCTCAGCTTCAAGCTATCCGCTACGCCCGCGAACAACTTCGCCGGCTAGACCCCCGATGGTGGCTTTATCAGAATCCGGATGGCGGATTCCAGGTAATGGAACCTGACCAGATTACGCCCGACTGTGACCTGTACGTCACCCAGCCGGGTACACTCTTGGAGGTACTCAGGGAAGCCACAGAGATTGCCAAATTGCGCCTGCGATCCGCAGAGGCGGTGCCCCATGATTCTCTCTGAGCAATACCGCCCCCACACCTGGGGCGAGGTGGCAGGCCAAGCCGGCTTGCTGGAGCAACTGAGCAACCACCGTACCCATGGAGGGCTCTGCGGTAGGGCCTACTTTTTGGTCGGCCCCCCTGGATGTGGCAAAACCACGATCGCCCGTCTAATTGCGGCCGAGGTGGCCGAGTTATGGGCCGTCGAGGAACTGGACGCGGCCAAGCTCGACGTGGAGACGTGCGACCGCTGGGAGCGCGAGGCGCACACCCGGCCCATCGGCGGCAAGGGGTGGGCGAAGGTGGTGAATGAGGCCGGGAGCCTACGGAAACCGATTGTCAAACGCCTCTTGACCCTCTTGGAGATAGAGGCGGTTCAGCGGAACATGACGGTGGTGTTTACCACCATGCCCGAAGAGCAGAAAGGGCTCTTCGCTGGGTCTGCGGAGTTGGAGAATGCTTTCGGAAGTCGAGTCGAATCGCTGGTTGTGGAGCCCGACCTGTTAGCGTTTGCAGCCCGGGCTCGGGCTGTTGCTCACGCGATTGGGCAGGACGGCAAAACAACCGAGGCGTACTACATCTTGGCCGTGCGGTGTGAGGGGAACCTGCGCGAAATGCTCAGGCGCGTGGAGAAAAGACAGGTGGCAGGATGATAGCAGCCCTTGCGACCTACCGCGTGCTGACGATCCCGGCGACAGTCGATAACGGTGGGCCATTCAGCACGGATCGGCCAGCGTATGAGCAGGAGCGAATCGAGTTTGCAGAAGTTCCGTTTCACGGCATAACCGAACGGCTGGAAGTTGCGGGGTTTGTGCCACTCTGGGCGTGCGAGTCTCGCGTTTGGGTAAAGTGAAACCGACTAACAGCCCGGGAGGGCGGAGGTGAGAAAGTGAAGTTCAAGATGAGTGTAGAGCTTGACAATAATGCGTTTACCGAGAGTCTGGCAACTGAACTGGCGCGCATACTGCGCCGAGTCGCGGAGCAAGTATGCGATGGTGATTTCGACGAAACGTGCATGGACATCAACGGGAATAAGGTCGGAGTCTGGGCGGTGGGCGATTAGCCGACCTGGCCTGGCCGGTCCTCCCTGGCAGGCGCTACAGCGCCGTGAGGCCATGGTTGCGTGAGGGCTGGCCGGAGCGGGCCGACAAAGCCCCGAACATGCCGACTCGCCGGGCAACCGTGGCGAGCCCAGCCGGAGGGCATCCGAGCACAAGGAGCTTTACAATGCCAGCGTTAGAAATCTACCACGTCGAGGATTGGGGACAATTCATCGAGGAAAACAACATCGACCTGCACTGCCCAACATGCAAGGGCGAGGGCCAAGTCAACGAGGAGAACTGCGAGGAGTGCGGCGGCTCCGGTTACATGGACATCATGTGGAACACCATTTGGAATACTGGCTACCACACCGATGGGCGACAATTGCCGGCGGAGGCGCAAGGGGTAGCGATCTTCGAGCATGACGGGCATGTTTGGTTCGGGCTCCAGGGCTGCGGCATGGACATGACGCCCCATCTTGCAGCAGCTTGGATCGAGACCTTTCCCGATTGCCAATGGCTCCCCGATCAGTTCTTGGGCAACGGAACCAACCTGCGCGGGGGTTATGTGGAGAGTTGCGTTGGGAAGAAGATGGCGCGTCGGATTTACACCATCATCGGCAAGACAATCAAGGGAATGCGACAGCAAGCCGCGTTCCTGGCCGAGGACTTGAAGGAAGCACGCAAGCATCTGAGCAAGAAGGCAAGCTCTTGACGCCCCCCTTTACCGCCCCGGTGACGGGGCAGGCCGGCGGGCCGAAACGCAGCGCGGGTGACACCCGCAAGGAGATGAGATGATGACACTGATGAGTAGCATGAGCGAGGAAACATACTCTGTTATGCGCCACGACCTCAGAACGGGGGCGAAGTCTTGCGTCGGGGAGCATCTCACAATCAGACAGGCGGAGATTTACTGCGACGTAGCCGATGAGTTGGACGGTGCCGGGGGCAGCGGCGAGGCGACTTATGCGCCTCAACTAGAAACGAAAGAGGATTAACGTCCCGGGTGGATCGACTAACAGCCCGCAAGGGCGGAGGTGAAACGTGGTTATCAACGTCAACAACTCAGAAACACTTGTCGCAGTTGTGCAGCGACTCACAGAGGCCGAGTTTCCCAACGGGGGCGACGTTCCATGGGAGGTCACGTGTTACGGCCTAACCGCGGACGTGGAATTTCCTGACGAACTCAGTGAGTATATGCGGGCGGGGGCCTACCCTGATCCCGAGGACATTGGCGACCTGTGGCTCGCAGAGGTCGATGCAATGCTAGACGGCAACTAGCCGACCTGGCCTAGCCGGTCCCAACAGCCGAAAGGCGGAGGTGACAAATGAAGTTCAAGATGAGCGTAGAGCTTGACAATGATGCGTTTGCCGAGAGTCTGGCAACTGAACTCATACGCATCCTGCGCGAGGTGGCAGAGGGTGTGAAACTCGGACGATTCGACGCTCAATGCCTCGACCTGAACGGTAATAGCGTGGGTCAGTGGGTCGTAGGCGATTAGCCGACCCGGCCTGGCCGGTCCTCGCGGAGGGCTGGCCGGAGCGGGCCGACGAGCCCGGACCTTAACCAAAGGAGTAAAAACGTGTTGACCATCACAAACAACTGCAACGGTTACTCAATCCTCCTGTCTGAGCCTGGAACCGGAACACGCGGCATTCGCGTCCAGGCGGAGAATGTGGCCGAGATTGTCGAGACCGTCCAGCATTACTACACGGAGCCGTACCATCGTGAGGGACGCCCGAACTGTCCATTGTGCCGCAGGAGAGACTAACCGCGGGCACCGGACCAAGCCGGCATGGCCGGCGTCGGCCTACTCCCCGGCGCCGGCCGGCCTGCGGATTCAACAGAAGAGCAAAACCATGAGTAACAACGACGTACAGCCGTGCTGGCTCATCTGGGAGCACGTCGTTAAACCTCAAGGAAACGTCCGCTATCTGCGGGCTGTGGACATGACGGAAGCTGTGCGGGACTTGCACCTGTATACGTTGAGCCTGATGCGAGACCACGGCAAAATCGAGGTCGAAGAGCGGCTTGTGAATCACCTCATGGGGCAAAGTATGCACCTAGCTATGGGCAAAGTAAGGAGGCTCGTTCCGCCGGATTAACGGGAGAATCAAACGATGGCGGTAGGCCGTAAACGATGCTGGAAGCGCTGGGTCTCAGTCGGTCACTACGACTTGACTCGCCTGGTTTGGATTGCTCGCCGGAACGGCATGAAGTGTATCGACGCCTACAAGTTCGACATGCACTTCTACAATGAATTGGGCTTGTTTGGCACCAGCCAGCAGATGCAAGCCACAGAAACGACCTGGCAGGCGCCTCGGTATGAGAATGGCCATATATGCCACGAGGTTCTGCGACGTAAGCCACCTTCGGCCTTCGGAGTCAACGTATCAATTGGAAAAAAGAACTGGCTCGAACGCAAATTGCCGCCAGTCGGCGACATGCCGCAAGGAACATCTTGGGACGAGTTACGTTGTATCATTCCACCGCTTGAAAGGAGCGAAGTATGTACCGAGTAGAATACGGCCAGACGCCCCACCAGCGTCTCCAGGACCGGCTGGACCGGATGGTGGCAGCTATCTGGCCGACCCGAATTTCCCCAGGGTCTCCTATTTCAACGGCTGAGCAGTTTGACTACCAGGGCATCGCAGAAGCCGTCGAGTTGGCCTGGCGACTGCTGAAAGCGGTCGAGGACAGCATTGGACATGAGGCAGCCATGGAGACAGCGTTGCACCCTGAGGTGCAAACCGCAGAACAGCAGGCGCGCGAGGAAAAGCTTAACGCCCTAATTGAGAAGATGAGGGTTACATGAAACGTCACGGCCGCAAACGCCCCTACACTGACATCGGCGTCCGCCGGCTGCCCTGTACCCGCTGCGGAAAGCCAGCGACTCGCCAGTGGCAAGTCTGTGCCGACGGGAATCTCTACCGACCGATCTGTAGTCGCTGTGATGTATTTCTTAATGGGCTTGTGCTCAACACAATGCACGACCCGAAATTCATCACCAAGATGCGGAGATACCGAAACAAGGTGCTTGGTCGAACTCGGGCGATGGGGTGGGCATATCTTACGATTCCTTGAGTATCTCCTCGCCCGTCTGTTCTTGCCTGGCACGGTAATCGTCGAGCGCCGCCTGAACTGTGAGAGGGTCAGGATGCCGATACCTCGCCTCCCGCGCATTCCAAAATCGAGCAGGAATCCCTAGCACCATCTCCAGCTTGTAGGCAGTGCGGTAGCTAATCGGCGCAACACCGTTCACGATCTGACTGATCGTCTTCTGACTCATTCCCATGCGGAGGGCCAGACCTGCCTGCGTAAGCCCCTTGGCTCGCAAGGTCTCCCTGAGAGTCGCTCCTGGGGCAACGCGATAGTCTGGCTGGAATGGATATGTCTTTGGCATTTTTCAGAATCCAAACAGCGACTGTGGAAACAACGGCTCGACTCCCTATGCCTCAGAGTGCAGTCTGTTCATCGCAAGTTCGTGGAGTTCGACCTTAAAATCGATTTTTTCACGCAACTCTACAAGGATAGCGAGCTTCTGCTGGGCTACGGCAACTTTGTCCTGGTACGCGAAGATCTGCTTTTCGCATTCGTTGATGGTCTGACGAGTCGCCACGATGTCCTCTTCGATAACCCTAATCGGTGTCTGAATCTCGGCGGCAAGGTCAAACTCCACATTCACCTCGACGGCGCGTTCCATAGCCCTTGTCTCCTTATCAATGTCTAAAGCCCTTCAGCCCTCCCTATCCTGTGGGGTCCGGCCGTCGTCCCTGTCTCTCTCTGGCATTAGCCTGATTGAGATGTAGGACGCCTGGTAAGGAAGTCTTGTATATCCGTCTGTCTTCCTGAGCAACGTAAGTCTTCCTCACATAAACTCAGGTGCCGCAGCATGAAAGAAGCGAATGTCACAACCTCTTGCTGCGACTCGACTTGCGCGCCGTGACACGGTGCGGGAACCTTACGTCCGGGGTAGGGTCTTTGTGGGATTTTGGACCACGACGCGGCTGTCATGGCAGGATCAACTACCTGCTCGTTGCGTGGAAGAGCCGCCGTAAGTCTGGCGGTAGACCCGGTTTCGGTTCGATGCGAGTGTCTAAGGCGTCCCTTTTGGCCGCCGGCGACCGAGGAGGTTTCAACTCGGCTCGTTTTGTTACTCGGCTCTTTTTTTCGTCGGGAGAAAGTGCCGACGCGACATAACCCGCGATCCAGGCGGATCGGACAGACAGACAGTCCTCTAACAGCCATCCCAGGGATGGGCAGTGCCCCGCCTGGATGCGAGCCCAGGTAACGCCAAGTGCCTCCGCGGATACAATGTGGCACGGCACCTCTTCGGGGCGCAAATAGCAAGGCCAGCCCAGGCACTTCGCCGGACTGGCCTTGCACGTTCTTCTGGTGTATGCTATGATTCGTTTTGGTGGTCATGTGAGGTCCGTTCACATTGACTGCTCGGCCCGCCCGATCCCAGCGGGCCTCTTTTTTGCCCAACGGGCCTGTGGTTTGTTACGTCATGCCGCGACGGGCGCCGCATTGATTTGCTTGGCCCAATCATTCACCCCGTCATCTTGCCCGATTCTCGGGTGAAGGTCAATCCCAGTTTCTGGAACATCACCAGAAGCAAAGAAAGTGGTCCCGGCCGCTAAAATGTCCACCTAGCGGCCAGGACCATGTACCAACTAGACCCAAACAGAAAGGTGTGACCATGTACGGACGCACGTGGTCAGGGTCCGTCTTTATCTTAGCACGTCCGCCACCACGGTCAAGACCGCCGTGCCCGGCCGCTGTATCAGTGTGCGCCGGGCACGGCGTCTTTTTTTATTGGTGGAAGGTGACCCGCGTCTCGCTGGCGCAGCGGCTTTATACACCGCCGGAGGGGTCGGTTTGCGCCGATGGGTTGGAGTCCCTCACCTTCCGCTTTGATTGTCGGCTTTTTGCCGCCTCTAGCAAGACCCGTCGTGCCCATGTAGAAGTTCTGCCTTCCGCGGCCACGCCGAGAGTCGCCCGCTCATCCTCCGTTAGGCGTATGCGTAGCTCAGCGATACGCCGATCCTCTGGAGTCTTGAACGGTCTGCCTCGTTTCCCGGCCATGACATTATCATAGCAACAAAAAATTCTTTTGCAAGTCCCTGCAAAACCCTTGACAGAATAATAATTGTTGCTACAATAAAGGCAGAGGTGAAGAATGAACGTCAACAAGAAACCCCGCCGGCGCGCTAACACCAGCGGGGCGACATTGTACCCAGGCCATCGGCCCGAATACCGTCTGAGCAACCGTATTCTACTGCCGATCGGCCGCAACAGCAAAGGCCGATCTTATGATAGCCCCCGCCTGTCAGCACAACCAAACCAAGCGATTCGGACACGACCGCAACGGTAATCAGCGGTTCCGGTGCATCCTCTGCGGGAAGACGTGGTTAGACCCCCGCGTCAAGCCGATCGGCGATATGCGGATCGACCACGATAAGGCCCTCCACTGCCTCGAAATGCTCTTGGAAGGCGTCAGCCTCCGTAGTACCGAAAGGCTGACTAAGCTCGCCCACAACACCGTTCTGCGGCTCCTGGAGCTTGTGGGCACCCGTGCCCAATACTACTGGTTGACCGCCATGCGGGGACTGCCGGCTAGCAATGTCCAGGCGGATGAATGCTGGGGCTTCGTGGCCATGAAAGAAAAGACCCGGCTACAAAAGCACCGTAGCGGGGACTGCGGGGACGCCTACACGTTCCTGGCAATTGAGCGGGATACCAAGCTGATCCTGGCTTGGCACGTCGGCCGGCGGGAGCCCGAGGATACCGCATGGTTTTCGGAGAAGCTACGGGCCGCCACGTCGGGCCGGTTCCAACTGTCCACTGACGGCTTCAAGCCCTATTGCACCGCCATCCCGGAAGCCTTCAGCGGGAATATCGACTTCGCCCAACTCATCAAAATATACGTCAAGCCGAAGGGGGCGACGACCGATACCCGCTACACCCCAGGCGAAATAACAGGCATCCGCAAGCGGGAAAGGTGGGGCCACCCCAACATGGACGAGGTGTGCACTTCGCATTCTGAGCGGTTTAATCTGACCGTCAGAATGGCGGTACGTCGGATGACTCGACTGACTAACGCTTTCTCAAAGAAATGGGAGAACCACGAGGCCCACCTAGCCCTGTGGTTCCTGTACTACAACTTCTGCCGAGTTCATGCTACACTCAAGCCGAAGACGCCGGCCATGGCGGCCGGACTTACCGACCATGTTTGGACACTGGAGGAGTTGCTCAACAAACTAGCGGTGGTAAGTTGACCCCAAATGGAGGGAGACAATGGGCATTCTCGTCGCCATCGAAGGGATCGACGGAGCCGGCAAAACCACTCAGGTGGAATTGCTGGGCAAGGCATTGCGTGAAGCTGGGGAGCAGGTCGTCATATCAAAAGAGCCCACAGACGGACAGTGGGGACAGCGGATACGGGCATCGGCACAAAACGGGCGTATGCCTCTTGTCGATGAATTAGAGGCTTTCATTGAAGACCGGAAGGAACACGTCGCCAATATCATCGGCCCTGCCCTTACGACAGGACAGATCGTGGTGCTTGACCGCTACTTTTACTCGACCATCGCGTATCAGGGGGCGCGGGGGGCTGATGTAGTTGAGCTAGCAAAAGAAATGGAAGCCCTTGCTCCGAGACCAGATGTTGTGATTTTGCTTGATCTTGCCCCACGGGTTGCTTTGGATCGGATCGCCGGTAGCCGAGGGGATACGCCGAATCATTTTGAGAAAGTCGGGTACCTGGCAAAGGTCCGTAAAATATTCCAACGGCTGGCAGAGTCACACACCGAGATGCGTCGTTTCGATGGGCATCGGTCAATCAAGGATATTCACCGCGATATTGTCGAGGAATTGGTAGAGGGGCCTTTTAAGCAGTATCGCGCCAAGACCTACGATTGCGATTGCTGGTATTGCTCTTACAAGGAAGTCAATGCTTGCCGATGGTTCATGTTGCAAGGGCGGTTGCGGACTCTTGCTCGCAAGACGCCTTCAGCAACACATTCGTGAACCACTACCGAATCTTCTAACGGGACCTGTATCGCTACCCGTGTGAAGGGGGGTCTTGACTAGGTTTGGTGGATTCTCTGTGCTTGTGCTTGGTCCTTTCTAGTGCTGCCAGAAAGTTCTGCTGCGTAAACACGGTGGGCTGTACTTGTGGCGTTTCCGTCACCTGTATTGGTGAGCCCATTTCTATTGTGGAAGTAGGCAATGGTTTGTTCTCCATACTTTGTCTCCTTTACCAATCTTCCTGGGGGCTTAAACCCAACTGTTGGAAAACTTGTGGGAGAAGGTTAATCGGTGCTCCCTGAGTTTCTTCATGTTGCTTGAGGGTTTTGCGCAACATGATAGCCAGTACCTTGGCATGTTCCAAACTCATTCTAACATCCGTCGGCTGGCTGGCAACACACTATTCAGACACTACCCAGTTTCTGTGCGGTCGCTGACACGGACCCCCCGGCGCAATACACGGCTAGAGCCGGTTAAGCCCGGTTTAAGGACCATCAAAGAGCCGCAAGGTAGAAAATTGCACCGTCTCTCGATCGCCCGATATTTGAAAGCGCCACAACGGCGATCAACCCGTTTGCGTCGGGACGACGGCAGACCGTCGAGAGGGGACGTTCCTACCCTGTCCGGTGCAACTCCCAATTCTACCATCATGCGGTCGGCCATACAAACCACCCGTTCATCTCACAACTTTTCTCGATTTCTCCCAAACGTCTCTCAACGTCACATCGCTGGCTGACCTGATTTTGCCGGCTCTCTTGCCTATTCTAGGTAGTGTCTCTACACCATCGGGTATGCCCACGGGACGCAGATACCCCAGATAACCTTGAGGGCCTAGTGGCCGTAAGGCCGTGCAGGTTCAAGGCCTGTTTCCCGCACTTAGGGGGTAAATGTCAGTCCAGCGGCCTGGGGCCTGAATTTGCCCCTCCGGGTTCCAGTACGGGCTTCGAACCCCTAGGCGGCTGGTTGAGTACACGAAACTACACGAAGTCGAGGGCGTTGTATGGCCATCGTAAAGAGAAACGCCGCGGCGTGGATTCCCAACCGCCGCGGCGTCGAAGCGGAGTCCACACCAGGGGCATTATCCGAGGTTTCACCATTTTTCACAAGGGGAGTTGCCATGCGAAAGGTCTGTCTTGCGTTGTTACTGCTGTTGTTGGCCGCGGCCGTGGCTGAGGCCCAGGTCCGAGTCCGTGGGTACTACAGGTCAAGCGGCACGTACGTCCAGCCGCATTACCGGAGTTATCCGGATTCCAGCCAATGGAACAACTGGAGCACGGTGGGGAATGTGAATCCGTACACGGGCGTCTGGGGCTCCAGGTGGCCGTCCTACAGCGGATCGCGGTCCTACACGCCCTACGTGCCGTACCGGGCGTACACGCCGTACAACTCGTCCTACGGGGCCTACGGCTGGGGCTGGTGAGAAGGGCCGAAAATCGGCCGGCGGGGCAAGATTCAGCTTGTAAGCGTCTACCAGATTTGGTAAGATAGGGGAATGATCGTGCTATCAGACAAAGACGCGAAGCGAAACCTGGCGGTCAACCTCGACCGGATTATGCGGACCCGCAAAGTGACGCAGAGTCAGTTGGCCCGGCTTACCAAGAAGCCGGTGATGACGATTTCGCGGGCTTGCCGCGGTCAGAACGTCCCTCGGGCTACGGTTTTGGCTTGTGTCGCCGAGGCCCTGGACGTGTCAATTGACCGACTTCTGGGACCGCCGCCAGAAATTCCAGAAAAGACCGCTTGACCCTCTTTACCATAAATGGTAAGCTAACCTCGTCCGGTCGAACCGGGCGAGGTTTTTTTGTTTCTGGGGGTGTCGAAATGGAGTTCCACGAAGCGGCAGCCATCTTTCCGCTTGACGAAGAGCACCTGGCGGCTCTCGTCGAGGACATTCGCCAACACGGACTCCAGGTGCCCATCGAAACGCTCGACGGCAAGATCATCGACGGCCGCCGCCGGTGGCTGGCTTGCAAACAAGCTGGCGTCAAACCTGAGCCTCGGGAGGTCCATCCCGATGATCCTGTGGCCTATGTGCTTTCGATGAACCTGCACCGTCGCCAGTTGAGCGTCTCCCAGCGGGCGATGGTCGGGGATAACGCGCGGGCGATGTACGAGGCCCGGGCGGAGGAGCGGATGCTCGCCGGAAAAAAAGTGGATGACCCTGAGAGGAATTCCTCTCAGGGTGTTCGGGCACCCGAAACCCGCGATCAGGTCGGCGCGTTAGTGGGCGTGTCCGGCGACAGCATCGACAAGGCCCGGCGAATCCGCGTGCAGGGCATCGCCGAGGTAGTAGCGGCCGTCGAGGCCGACAAAATCTCACTCAACGTCGCGGACAAGGTAGCCCGGCTCTCGCAAGAAGAGCAACCGAAGGCCCTGCAAAAGGCTCTTGCGCCAAGGGCTAGGTCGCCGCAAATCGGACGAAAATCAAATCCGGCAACTCTAGATGCCGAACTCCAAGAAGGCGTAGACAACGGTGTGGGCGTCTCTCGCGCGCATGAAGCGATCAACTGCTTGAGACGGATTCCAAAAAACGATCGACTCAGGAAACGTGGTTTCCAGATCGTAACGGATTGGATCAAGCACAACCCATAGGTGCAGAATGGCAGCCAGCCCAAAGGTCAACGTGACGAAGGATTACCGGCTCTTCCATCGAAGCGTAGAGAATCGCTCACTGGATGAAAAGAAGCACAAGAAGCTCTTCGAGTCGATGAAACTGTACGGGTTTCTGGCATGTTACCCGATCATTTGTTGCCGTAATGGCGACAAGCAACTGGTCCTCAAGGATGGTCAACATCGTCTGATGTTCGCTGAGCGGCTGAATCTTCCCGTCTTCTGGATCGAAGAGGCGATCGATTTCGACGTGGCGGTAATCAATTCCACCCCCAAAATCTGGGTGGTGCGTGATTACGCGGAGAAGTTTGCGGCCCAGGGAAAGAAGGTCTACCAAGAGGGACTCGATTTCACGGATCGCCACGGCCTGGCAGTGGGAATCGCCTTCGCAATGCTCGCTGGAAACACAGGATTCACAAATATCCGAACGGCATTCATTGATGGCACGTTCAAGATCAAGGATCGGGAGTGGGCTGAGCGCGTAGCAACAACTTACGCTGGCCTAGTCCAGTTTTCAGCACAGGTCCGTAATGCCCGACTCTTAGAGGCGTGTATGAGCGTCTGCCGCGTGGCGGAATTTGATCCGGCTCGTCTGCTGCAAAACGCCAAACGGTGTCGCGAGAAACTCGTCTCGTACTCAACGAAGGAAGCGTATCTGGACATGCTGGAAGCCGTCTACAATTTCGGCCGCAAGACCTTACTCGGGCTGAAGAGTCAAGCCGTGATGGCGATGCGAGATAGAAATCCAAGTGCTCAAAAGGATTGAAAAAGACTGATTGACCAAATGACCTGACCCGGCAGGGATGCCTGCCGTAACGGAGTGCGACGAATGGGATATTTTGGAGGCCCTCCGAATAGTGTCCTATCTTTAGGTAGGGCAAGGTCCCACGATGATTGCCCCCGTTTCAACCCTGAGCGGGTTTCTGGAGGAGACTTATCTAGTCGAACGCTTCATCACGGATGGTGCGGCCGAGCAGCTCCGGGTCGCGGTACGCACGTTCTGTCGCTTTCTGGGTCGGGACCCGTCGCTGGCGGAACTGTGCAAGACGGACCTGTTAGGGTGGTTGAAGGAAATGGTGAACACCCGTTCGCCGTCAACGATAAACTCCAAGCGACAGGCGATTTTGAGCGTCTGGCGTGCCGCTGCGGCGGTTGGACTGTCCAGCGACCCGCCGAGAATCCCGCGTATGGTCGAACCGCAGATTCTTCCTGTAGCGTGGACTCTCGCAGACTTGAATCGCTTGCTAGGTTACTGCGGAACCCTACGGGGCGACTGGCAAGGACTGCCGGTCTCCCTCGCTTGGAGGATTTTATTGATGGTGCTCTGGGATACGGGGGCCCGAATCAACACCATGCTCTTGGCGAGGGTGGCCGACATCGACCTAGCCCGATGTTCGCTGTTTGTGCCCGCCAGAAACCTCAAGGGCCGCAAGGCGGACAGAGTCTTTCAACTGCACCCTCAGACTGTCGCCTTGGTGCAGGAAAGCATGGCGTGGCCAAGGGGCAGGCTCTTCCCCTGGCCTTATTCTCGGCGGCACCTCTGGACGGCGTTCGGACGGCTACTGAAGGCGGCTGGCCTGCCCTGCGACAGACGGCACAAATTCCACTGCATCAGACGGACCAGCGAGAGTTACGCAGCCGAGGCTCGCGGAATCGAGTGGGCTGCGTCAGCAGTAGGGCACAGCGTCCAAGTGGCACGGCGGTATATCTCGCCACTCATCTATCATGGGCCATCGCTGGTCGAGGCGCTGCCCAGACCAACTTTTCGCTGAGGATATCCAGGCGGTGGTATCAGCCGTTAGATTCCGGTTGCGGAGAACGGCCGCGTAAATGTATCCCGGTGATATCCTCACTTTCCAAGTACCACCTGGCGGCGAGTACACCGGATGGACTGAGTTCCGATCCGGATAGATGTGGTACGGCTGAGCCGCCGGGTGGCTTTTTCTCCGTCGCTCCCCTTGTGCGAATTGCGGCCTGTCTGGACTCCGGAGACAACGGACAGGTGCAACGCATTTTGTTAAACGAGGCATTCGACATGCTGGGACAGCCTGCTGAAGGGCCGGCGGAGAATTTCATACACCATCCGGCGGCCGGTACCCGAGATGGTACTTTCCATGCCATCTCGTTGCGTCGAAAGACGGCCGGAGGTTTGGTCGACCTCTTGCCGCCGGGTGGCTTTTCAGCGCACCGCCGCACACCTCGTGGACAAGCAGGGTGGCCGCAAGATGTGGCAGCGGCGGTGCGCTTTTGTATGCATGTGCGTGCGCGGCGGGGGCTCGGCCCGATGTGGCCCCCGCCGCCTCTTTCTCGAAAGGAAAATGACTGATGGCACCCTATGAAGATGATGTAGCTAACGAGGACGACGATGACGACGAGGATGATGAGTGGAATGACGAACAGGAGGACTGGGACGACGACGATGAACAGGAGGACTGGGACGACGACTTCGACGAAGACGACGATGACTGACGGCCGTTGTTTGTGCCCCCGCCGCCCAACCATGGCCTGGTGGCGGCGGGGATTTTAAGGAGCAGAACGTGAGATGAAGAAACCTCTTGCGACTCAGATTGTCGTGCGATTGACCCGTGCCCAACTGGAGATGGTGGACATTTACCGTAACAACCTGAAAGCGAGAGATGGAAAATACAAACTCACCAGAGAGCGAGCCGTCAGGAACCTGTTGGACGAATTTCTCGGAATTGCCATCAAACGAAGGCATTTGTGAGCCTTACTTAATTCTGCCGGACAACTAATCATGATCTAGCCCGGGCGGGCATCTTACTCAGGAGAATCCCATGTCAGAACTGATTGTAGAGTTCAAGTTCGAGATCGGTGATGTCGTTTTTTTCAGGACTGCTTCGCATAGTGACGGTAATCGCCCTAGACAATTCCTCGTCGAGGAGCAACAGGCCCATCGCTGTTGTGGCGGTGTCCAACTCTTCTACAAACTGGAGGGTGAGCAACTCCCGGCAC